GATAGGTAAAGTTTTAAATATATCAAATACTAATTACGTGAAAGAATAAGTTCACCACAACGAGTTACATCATGAATATGCAGACCTGTCATTTTTTCAACGTGCATTTCATAATAACTTCCTGAGTGAGCAGCAAAACCTCCATTAATAGGACCATAAGGACCATAAAGACCTTGAACATAACCAAAAGCATAACCATCTTTTTTGTTCATAATCTTCAAGTTAGGTTGATTACCTTCACCATTAAAATCAAGGAATGTAATACGTTGAGATTCAACAGGAAAACCTGTAATAGGATCAATTTCAAAGTTAATAGTCCTATCATCATATAATGGATTATGAACAAGTTCAAGAGAACTTCCATTAGCCATGTTATAACGAACAAATTGATAACCTGCTTCAAGAGCATTTGTATGATATTCAGAAGCTATTTTATTACTATAAACCTCAACGTTTTTAATAAAACCAGATTTATTCTGCCAATCTTGAATAGCTCTATGGAACTGTATCATACCATATTCACCAGTATAACCTTTTACATGACGACCTTTACCAGGTTTAACACGAGAATAGAAAATATCCATCAAATATTCTTCAATCAACTTTGCTGTAAGGAAAGAATAACGATGAATATGAGAATCTTCCAACTGTTCTTGGATACCAGGACCAGAAATAACAGGTCTTCCATTTCCACCTATTACCTTGTCTGTACTACGAGAATACCAATAACCACGTTCAATTTCACGATACCACTGTTGCCAAAATGGAGTTTCAGCATATTTCATCCATGAATCTACCATTGTAACTTTACCATTTTTTAATACAGGAATAGCTACAGCTAAAACTTCAGTAGAAGCAAGGTTAGTAATTTTATATTGTTTACGATATAAAGACATTCTATTTTTCAAAGAAATTGGTGTACTAAATTGTACAGAACCACTTTGTTCAGCAGCTTCTTCATATTTTGAGAACAATTTACCCCACTGTTGTCCATAAGTAAGATATTTTACAGGTAAGAAATCTTCATTTTTACCTGAAGCCATTACTACTGTATATACCCATCCATCTCCATGTGGTACTGGATCACTTTGAACACGAACCTGATACTTCTTATTAGATGTACCTGGATGTAGAATATCTCCTGCAAGATACCAGTTTTCATCAAGTTTAAGTTTAAAAGAACGTTGATATTTACCTGGTGTTTGACTTGTTTCAAGATTTTCCAAGCTAATAAGAGGTCTGATTGTAGCACCTTTCAAATCCCATTCCCACTCTGTTGTTCCAATAGTTTCTTCAGTAAATTTACCACCAATTAAAGATGCAGATAAAGGATTATCTGAAAAATAATTTTTAGATGTAAATAACTGATCTACTACTCCAATTAATTTCTGTGGTCTTGCAATAAGGGCAGCTCCCAAGTGATTGAGTTCTGTCATATTTGCATTCCACTGCATTTCTTTAGTAACTAATTTACTACCAAGTGTACTCATATTAATTTAATTTATTTTTAATCAAAAAAATCTACTAATCTCTTTTGTTTTTGTGAACTTCCTATAGTAGAATTTATGTTCTTATTTTCTTTTTGTCTCTGTAAATTTTCTTTTAAATTTTTTGTTTGCTCGCTTTTTAAAGTTTTTTCTAAAATTGAAAAATCAAAATCACTTTTTAATATTTTTGCCATTAGAATAACTTTATCCTTATCTTTCATAGCTTCAAATAAATCTTTCTGAAATCCTGTTATAACTTGATTTGTAGAAGTCTTTATGTTTGGTACAGCTATGTATTCTGGTAATTCTGAAATTTCTTTCTTAGATATTTTAAAACCTTTAATATCTTCAAGTGTTGAAAGATGTTGTGCTAAAGATTTTCTATATTCAATTTGTGAGTTTCTTCTTGCATTAGCTTCTTCTTCAACACTTTTTAAATATTTTTTTTCTTTTTCTTCTTCATCTTTCTTCCATTTATTATAATACTTTTCTGCAGTTATTTTTAATTTATCTGAATCTTTTAAAAATTCTATTTGAGACTCAATATAATCATCATCATAACCTTCTTCTATAAGTTTATATTTAGTTATTTTCTCTTGAATTAACTCATCCTCAAGATTCATATTTTTAGTTAAACCTGTATTTTTAGAAGTATAAACAGATGATAAATACTCATCTACATTACCACCTTTAATTGCTATTTTCAAACTATTTTTTACAATTTCAGGAAGATTTTTTATATCTTCTTCAAATTTATCTTCAACAGCTTTAAAATAAAAATCTTTTATAATTTCTTCTTTATCTACATCATCAAGTTCTTCAAACTCTTTTAATTGCTCTTCATCAAGGTCTATAATACCTTGTTTCATAAGAAAATTAACAACCTTGTGAGATTCAATAGTATCTACATCATCTTTATTATTATCTGTTTTAGACTTTGTAGTTTTAATGTTTTTAGACTTACTACTTTCTTCATCTTCTTCATTTTCTTCAAATTCAAAAGAGTGATTTACTTCTTCTTCAGACTCTTCTGAGAATGTGTCTTCTTCTTTTCCTTCTTTTTCTTTTTTCTTTGGAATATTTTTAGGTATATCTTTTTCTAATTCTTCTTTACTAATACCTTCTCCAAAAAAATTAATATCCTTTTCATCCCATTGGAAATCGTCAAGAATATTTAATTCTGATAAAACTTCTTTTTCTTCTGCCATACAAAATTAAGATTGAAAATTAATAATCATAAATTTAAAACTTAAAAATTTTTATATAATGTCTAATAGCTTTTTATTTTTTACTATTGTTTCTTTTATTTAAAGCTGCTCTTTTTATATCTAATTCTTCCTTTTTTACTTGTTTTTCAAGTTCAAATTTTCTCTCATCAAGGTTTTGTTTTCTTTGCTTTATTTCTGTTTCAAGACCTTTTCTTGCAATTTCTATAAAATCATTTTCTCCATCATTATCTCTATCTAACTCTGGATTATAAGATGCACCTACGAGAGATATTTTTTGAATTTCTGTCTCTCTTCTTTCTGATTCTTTCAAAACAATAAGTTCTTTTTCTCTTTCATGTTGTTTATTAGCAGCATCTTCTTTAATCTTTTCAAGTTCCTTAGCATTATTTTGTTCCTGTTGCATTTTATTCATTTCTCTTTCATAAGATTCTTTTTGAGATTTTTCAAGAATATTCTCTGCTTCTGAAATACTTGGCTCTTTCATAATAGAAATAATATCTTTATAAGTTGCTTGTTGATTTTGTAATGCAACTTGAGACAACTGTAATAAAGTATCTTTCATTCTTTGAACTTCTCCAGAGTTACTTATAAATAAGCCTAATGTAGAATTTTCCAATAAATTAAAATCAAAGTCAAAAGATTTAACTGACATATCATCTAATACATAAGAAAGTTTTTTAGGTTTACTTTTAGCATAAGAGACTTTAGCTTGATTTATTAAGGCATTTAAAACATTTCTTTTTACAAGATCATGTAAGCTAAAAAATGGTTCTAACATTAAAGAGTTTTGCTGTAATATCTGTTTGGTATTTTCAACTGCATCTCTTTGAGCTATTTGAGCTTCCATTTGAGGTGAGATTCCCATAGCTTCACCACATTCTCTTTTTATTTTTTCTGCAAGTTCAACATATTTAGCTATATCTGAAGCTGTAGATAAATCAATAACTTTTGCTACAGTATTCATATCATTATAACCAGTACCTTCCTGATTGGGATCAAGCCAACCATAAGGTGATGTTTCCATAAAATACTTGAACTTTGTAATGTCTAAACCTACAGAATCTGGGATAGCATTTAGATTCATAAGAACTTTTTTACCTTTATCAGAAGCAAGTACAAGTTCAAGTCTATAGTAAACTATATTGAGAAAATATTGCCATATTTTTCCTCTGTCAAGAAGAGATGTAGGTAAGCTATTATCAGCATCATAAATAGCCCCATAGTAAGGTAGAGGTGTATTATAAAGATTATCCATATCTCTAAATTGACCAGGAAGAGGTCTTAATCTTTTGTAAGTGTTAACACCTATTTTATAACCTTCATATATTTCTGGTAAATATTCTGTATGAATATCTATATCACCAGCTTCAGGATTAAATTTATAAGTTTCATCAACTATTGTTTGCTGTATATTACCTTCTTCATCTGTATAAGTAAGAAACTGAACTTCTCTTAAAGCTCTCCATACACAATGCAAAACCCTAATTGTATTACTATTTTCTGTAATAAGTGTATTCTTAGAAAAGGTAAATAAATCTTCTGTTAAAGGTCTTGTAAGGTAATTTTTAAATTCCAAATAAATATCATCAATTTCTTTTTTTGTTAATTCATCTGCAAAAAAGGCTACTACTTGTGAAGGTGTCATCCTATACTCATAAGTAAACCATTCACCATCTTCTACAAATTCTGTTTCAGGAGACTTATCATAATTACACCTTAGTGGATTACATACTCTTACAGAAGGTTCACCATTTACATCACCAACCCAATAAAATTCTTTAGCTGTTATTGCAGCATGTTTCATTCCTATATTGAATTTACGTTTAAGTTTTTCTTTTCTTAATAAATATTCATGTAAATGTTGAGCTTGAACTTCAGCAATATCCAAATGATTTCTCTCCATATAAGTTTTTATTTCTGGAGGTATCATAGTTTTTAGTTGTTCCTCTACTTGTGCATTTATCTCAGCAATTTCTTCTTCAGATAACTTTTTACCTTTTAATTTTTCTTGTTGTTGAACTTCTAATTCTTTTCTTATAGGTTCTATTATGCTATTAATAACATAATCACGAATCATAGAAAATTCTTTTTCTTCTTTTCTTGTAGTGGCTTCTGGATTAACAGCTATTATTTTATATTCAAAAGGTCTTGTAGATTCAAGTCCAAGAATAACCTTTATTTTATTAGATATAATATCTCTATTTACCATTTTTGCAGGAAGCTCCCCAACTTCTCCACCAAAAGGTTTAGTTACATATTCAAAATCACTTAAATCAAGAATATTATTATATAAATCATAGTTAACCTTCATTCTATGATATTCTGATAGACCATTAGTATTATAAGTATTTCTACTTGTACCTGTATCTAATAGTTGTATTTTATCTTTATACCATTGTTTATCATTTGCTTCTTTTTGAGAAGTAGATAAGACTTTTGTACTTTCAAGTACTCTTGAATTTATACCATCCATGTTACAATATTATTATTATTTATTCTATACATATCTTCAATCAGTTTCCTTGCATTTCTTTTTGCAACAGATTCCTTATAATCTTTATCAATATATTCTTCGTTTAACTGTATTAAACACATAAATAATGCAGATAATAAGTCATAATTACCTTTTCTTTCATATAATATTAATTCTTCCAAAAGTCTTGTACTTTCTAATTTATCTAAAGTTCTTATAGGTTGTTCATTTTCATCATAATCATCAATTTGCAATAACCATTCTTTAGTATATCTTTCAGCAGCATCCTTTAATGGACCATTCATATGACAACCATAAACCCTATTAACAGATGAATTTTTTATATTTTTCTTTATAACACCATCAGGTTGTAAAGCTAATAAATGTAATTTTTTTCTTCTTAAAAAATAAGTTTTTACATCAGGAACTTCATTTTCATACATTATCTGGGTATTATAAAACTCTGCTAATAATTCTGCAATATGGTGAGCATCATCTGGAGTTTCAGTTCTTCCTATATATTCAGCTACTATTTTATTTTTTGTAAAAGAATTTTTATCAAAACCTTTATAGACTATTATTGCTGATAAAGAAGTTCCATTATCCTGTCTTACAGGGTCATACCCTATTTTATATAAACCTTTAGGGGGGTTAGATATGGGTTGCTCATAAATAACTACAGCACCTAAATCAGGACCTTTATATCTATATTCTCTTATAGGTTGAAGTTCATTTTTCATATCTGGCTCGGCTACAACCTTTTGTGTATCAGGGTCTCTATAAAGATTTACAGGTTGACCTTTTAATTTATCCCAACCTTTTATTTTAAGTGTATCAAGTCTTTTTTGGATTTCAAATGTAGGAAAGATATTAAATGTGGAATATGCAAATGCTTCTCTTGGTTTTAAAGGCTTTTCTTGACAAAGTTTAGCAATATCAGTTGCAGTAGCTCCTTTACTTGCTCTTATGGTTCTTTCATTTATAATTATATTTTTTGATTGCTCAAGATTAGAATTACCATTATTATCGTAAGCTCCTGGTAAATTAAGATGTGCAGGGTGAAAAAATCCTGTAGTACCACCTTTAAATTTTTCCTCTTCTTCCCAAACATCTTCAAAAGGTAATAGTCCAAATCTCTCAGGATTCATAAACATTTCCGCATAATCTGCAGTACCACCTTCCATATCACCTGAAGTATTCTTAGATATAAAACCATTTGTGATATATGTATGACTTACTCCAGCATTTAAATTATAAATAGGTTGTAAACCAATATTTTCAATAGATGTTACATAGCAAGCTTCAAGATTGTTAAAGGGAATATTTTTCTTATCAAAGAAAGTGTTTGGTACATCTTCTGATTCTATAAATAAACAATTATCATATTTATCTCTACCTTTTCTTTTGGTATCTACACTATCTAATATAATCTGTTTTTTCTTATCTGTAAAATAAATATGTTTTTTAAATTCTATTATATCAGTGATAGAGTGTATTTCTAAAGTATAAGATTTAGAACTATTTATAGTAGATTCTTTTTTATTAATCTTAGATTTTATATTTACACTTGATTTATCTGTCCTTTCAAAAATTCTACATCTTATCCCTAACTTATATAATTGAATTTCTACTTCTTCTAAAAGTTCTTTAACTACTGAGGTTAATGTTATTTTATAAGAGTTCTTTTTTACATTATGACTTATTGAGCCATCTGCATCAAAGTATCCACCTAAAAGTTCACAAATACTTTTATAATCATATTTCCAAATATCTATAGGTAATCTTTTTTCTTGTTTAATTTGACCATATATACCTAAAATTTTTAGATTTTTCTGGAAATCTTTTAGTCCTACATACTTATAAAACATTTCATCACAATCCTTATAGATTGTATATTTTAAACCTAAAGAGTTTAAATAATCAAAAATACCTTCATCAGCTATACATAATTGAGGTGTAGAATCTTTTCCATAATAACCGTCACCTATTAATAATCCAACTAATCTTGGATATTTCATAATTTCTTCTCCAAAATTAGGTACTTGTCTAACTCTCATTAACTGTTCTCCAATTTTTATATTGGAGGCTCTTTTAAAGGTAACTTTTTTCCTATTATCTAAATCCTTCACCCAATGATTTTTAGACCAAAGTAATGGATGGTCAGTACTACACTCTATGCTAAAACCTTTATTTGTAGTGATTCTAAGACACTCTTTTTTTGTTGGAGGTTGTAAATAAGGTATATGTTCCTTAGTAGTACCTATTCCTCCATAACCTATTATACCTGTATCTTTTGTAATATCCTCGATATTTACTAACCTACCTTTTTTATCCCATACTTTAGTTCCCTTACAAACACAACCAAATATTGTAATAAGACCTGTTTTTATTTCACCATCTTTTACGGTATCTTCTGATGCAGCATAACAATTTTTTAATAAACCTGGAGTACCAAAAGCACCAGCTTCTTCTATTATAAGGTCTATAGCATCTTTACCACGTGTAACATCAGGATTATCTTTAAATGTAAGAGCCATAATCTCTGACTTAAAGCCTTTCTCTATTTGTACCCCATTTTTATACTCTTTATAAGAAGCTCTCCTGTGATCTGTTCTATCAACATAGTCAGAAGGCATTATCCATGCTGTATTATCATTTATGAAATTTATATAATTAGTTGCCATAGTAAAAATACCTTTAGGGTAAAGATATTTTTTTTCATAAGCACTATATATAGTAAGACTGTTAGGACTTGTAAAATAATTCTTGACACCTACAGCTGCATTTTTAAAACTATAACCTTTACGTCTTGATTTACCTACAATAAGATTATATCCACCTTCAAGAGCATAAGGTCTTATTTTATTAAATAATTTAAGATTACTATAATACTTTTCAAGTTCTTTTATTTTATCTTCTTTATCAAGATTATCTAATCTATCTATTTCTTCTTTAGAGAGATTCAAACTTTCACAAATACCTTTTTTTGCAATATCTCTTGCCCAAAAGTAATCGTAATCTCCATCCCAGAAATCTGGAAAATCAAGTACTTTTCTTGATCTTTTACTTGTAGTATCTTCAGATTTGTTTATAGGACAAAAATTAAGATAAAAGTAATGATCACCTGTTATTTTTGCTCCACCAACTTCAAAACCTTCTATTATTCTTTTTCTTTGCTCTTTCCAATATTCATACCATGCTGAACTTCCCCAAGGATCACTGCAATAATATCCATATTTTTTATAATGTAAAGCATCTTCTCTAAAAAGATTAGAGTTTATCCAAATACCATCCTTATTTCTTATATCAGACATAAAATATAATATTAAGTTGCGAGAACAGGATTCGAACCTGTAACCACAAGATTATGAAACTTGTAAGCTACCATTGCTACATCTCGCATATACCTATTAAGTTGTTATAAAATTTAATCTATATAATGTATGTGCAATTTCTTGTTGTACTTCATCTATTTGATTAAGTAAGAAAGATTCCTTTACACTTTCTCTTAAACTTTCAATTTTAGAATAAAGATTTTTAAAATAACTTACAGGATCATCTATAGCACAACTTGATTCTACCTTAATATCATCAACTGGATATAAACCCATTGTTGTTTCAACTATAGTATCAATAATATCTTCTACTGCTCCATCATAGTATTTCTCAAGAGCAGTGTGTCTTGCAAGTGTTCTATCTTTTTGTACTAAATGTGTAATATGAGCATCATTTACACTTTTTATTAATAAAGAAGCTATCTCAATACAAGGATTTTGATTTACACTTCTATTATTTTTTTCATTTATAATGTCTAATAGACTTTTATTCTTTTCCATGATTTTTATTTAAGAATTTAAACTTTCTAATTTAGCAAATATTGAAATTTCTTTTTGACCTTTTACTTTTGTTGATTCAAATAATTCTTCTTCTACTTTTTTCTTTAAAACATCTAAAGAAGCAATAACTTTATCAACATCAAGTAATGCTGATGTTAATTCTTTTGGTTTATAAATAGGCATTCCTGTTTTAAAATTTCTTTCATTAATATCAATCTCATTAAGAAAATTCACAAGTTTATCTTTTGCAGCTACTGCAGATTTATATAAAGTGTAACTTTGTGAACCATCTTTTTGAAAACTTTCAAACTTCTTCTTTCCTTCTTCAATTAATTTATCAGGTTTCCATTCTATATCTTTAAAAATATCTTGCTGAACTATACTATCTCTTATAGATTCACTATAACCTTTATAAGGATTACTGGCTAACAAAGATACAGTAAATTCTATAAATGCAAACTCTTTTAATGCAATTTCTTTACCTTTGGATTTATCTCTTTCCCAAATTTCTTTAAATGGACTTATTAATAAAACTTCTTCAGTAGGTTGAACTATTTTATCTTCTATTTTAAATAAATATGACATATTATTATAGTAACTTTAATACAGGATAAATATCCTCAAGATTTATAATATTATTATTAACTTCAGTAACTCTTGCAGACTGAGATATTTTCTCAAAACTATTTATATTTACTTCTGATTTTATATCGACTATATATGGAAATTCACCATTATATAATGAATAATGTTGATAACCACAAGCTATAAGCTTCTTTGCAGAGTGTGTATCCATACCTCTTTTTATCTGATAGTCATAAAGAGTACCTAAATTAATAAATACATCACTTACAGCATTTTTATGTATAATTCTACCAGCACCTA